TTATTTACACTAGCCATGGAAAACTCCTATTAGCCAGTAATAGTTTGACCTAGTGTTCTCGCTACACTTGAACCAACGCCATCACCTAGCGGTGTTTGAACAGCGTTATCAAATCTAATAGTCATTGCAACTGTTGCTGCTTCCTGACTTGCATAGTTTAAATCACCATAGTTGATGTTTTGAATAAAGCAACCGTATAGTTCCCAGGTTTCAAGCACACTTGGTGCATTTGCACCGTTGCCACCGTCTAGTACTTCAAACCGTGTAATGAACTTGTAGTCGATACCTGAACTAGCACTGCTTTGCTCCATCATATCAAACTGTTTCTGTACTTGCTCTCCGCATAACTTAGTTACGCCTCCATTAACATCGTCACGTAGATTAACTGTAATTGTATCCCATTGATGTTTGCCAATCAAATACACTCTACTGTTGTAAACAGGAATTTCAAATTCTTCGAATGTTACACTGGGTCGTGTAATATCCATAACCTGTTTGGTCATTTCAGTACGTGGACTACTTATACCAAAGTTCTCAAATGACGCACGGAAGCGGTATTTAAGTTTTGGCATAAGCAAGCCTTGACTTGCTGCACTCTGATCACCATCTAATGGGACTGTAAATTTTGTTAATGATGAAACTGACATGTCGTTTCGCTCCTATAATAATTATAAAAGTATTTATCAGATTCTAGTCATAAAAAATGGGGGGTATTTCTACCCCCCAAAACTTTTTTTATTTTACACTGTTTGTGTTGCTGCTAAGTTTCCACTTGCAATTTCACCTGTGTTCTTAAGTCTGATTGGAATAAAGATAAATTCCGCAGCCTTTGTAGGTTCAATAGCAATGTCAACATACAGTTCATTACGATCAATTCTATCTGCAGTGTTATTAGTTTCATCACATACTACCAAGTAATCAAATACACCACGCTTTGCAACCAAATCATTTAGAGTCTGTTCGACCTGTTGTTTGATCTCGTCTCTAGTAATCTTATCGTTTGGTTCAAATACGAAGCCTGTTGCAATGTCCTGCATTTGTCGTCTGAGAAAACCTGTCAGTCTTGATACGTTAATACGATCCAATGCACTTGTACTTGCTGCACGAGTTTTGTTACCGTAGTTAAGTATTCCTGCACCGTTGAAGAATGCAATTGGATTAATACGATTAGAGTAAAGCGTGTCTCTTACACTTTCTCTAACATTGTCATTAACAAATGCGCCAGTTGCCGCATTAATAAATCCAATACTATTAACATTGTCTACTAGTCCACGACGTGATCCTGCTGGAGCAAACCATGGGAAACTAATATCATCGCTTCTTGCAAGGGTTCTAAGCATCATATGACTTGGTGGTACAACAACTGTGTTACCTGAAAGGTCGTTTGTTGTTGCACTTGGGTAAAACACTGCCAAATGTGGATCGCTAGTAACTAGTCCATCCTCATTGTTGTCTGATGCTGCCGCTGTGTTAGTTGCATAGTTTTCAATAGCAGTGCTTGTTGCTGCTAATCTCATTGGTGAATCACCAATTACAAATGCTGTCTGGCGTCTGTCATTATTCAAACTTACCATATTGCTAATTAGCTCTGGGAATCCAGGTGCTGCAATAGTGTTAAAGATTCTTGCATCTTCACGAAGCTCTGTACTTGCATCAAGTGCAGATTTCATTTGAGTTGCTATAATAGATCTTGCTGCTTTACGTCCAAATGAACTACCACTTGCTGTTACCCATGCATCCTTTTCTGTAGGAAGTGTTGGATAAACGCTTGTGTCACTGAAGTTGGTGCGTGATAAGTAATCGCTTCTAAACTGTTTTACACCATATGAACTACGTCGTGTGTTAAACAAAAGCATACCACGTGGGTAAATTGTTGGATCCGGACGATCAATATCCAAATAATCACTTGTCAAAAGTGATATTGTTGTTGGGATAGTTCCTGTTACAACATCAGTTGTAGCATCACCCATAAATCGTGCATCACCAAAGATAATACCATTTTCTGTTGTAGTATCAGTTTTATCAATTAATACCCATTTTGCCTCACCACTTACAGTTTGACGCCTGTAAAGTGCAGGATAATTTTCAAGATCACTTGTATCAATCCACAAATCACCGTTAACTAGTGCAGTATCATCACTTTGCAGTGTTGGTTCAGCAGTACTAAAAATAACACCGTCTGGACTTGTACTTGCTAGTGCAAAGCCACGTGTATCTGTAATGTTTTGATAGCCCTTCCATGTTGTGCCATTATGTATTAGGATGTCTGCTTCAAATCCACCATGATACCAATATGATAAATCAGTTGGGTTTGCACTTGGAGCACTTGTACTTGCTGTGTATGTATCTGCAATCCAGTTACTAAGAATTAGATCACTGGCATTGCCTGCACGAACCTGCTTAGTAGTAATTGATGTACTGATGCCTGCAGTTGCTAGTGGAGTGCCTGATGTATCTTTTAACCTAATAACACCACCTTGTGAATGTTTAATAAGAATAGCACCTGTGGTTAGTATACTAGCACTAACGTTTGCTACGTTAGCACCGTTAATATCAGTTGCTAGTGTAGTTAGTGTTGTACCACTTAGGGTTACTTCCACTGCAGTAGTAAGTGTAGTACTATTTGCTGTACTTGCTTGGATAGTAAATTTGTTACCAGCAGTCAATGATGCTGTTGTAGCAGTACCTGTAACTTCAAGTACGCCTGAACTGTAGCGTTTGAATAACTTGTATGTAACAGTATCATCTTCACTTACATCATATTGAATATAAAAACTACCTGCAGCAATATTCAAACCACCGCCTGTTGGATCTAAACTTTTAAGTGCAGTGCGATCATTAGTATATGCTGGAGCAGCGGCACTTCCAAATAATGCTGTAGAAGCACTATATGAACTTACATCTGCTAGGAATCCTAGATTACTGCTTGTTGTTTTAACCCATACACTTCCTGAAGGACGTGGAACAGTGTCTGTTGATTTAAACGCTGGCACTGTGTAGTGTGGATCCTGTGCAATAAGTGGTCTTGCATATGTGCCTGCTGTCAAGCCTGCATCTGTAAGTATTGAACCTGATGCATTTGCAAGAACAATTTTACCATCTGCACTACTGTCTACACCTACTGCCAGAGCGTTTGCATAAATTTCAATTTTATTATCATGCACATCTGCTGTAACGCCTGTAATGCTTGCATTGTTAATGCTTGTCTTGAGTTCAGTTACAGTACTGCCTAACATTGTAACAGTTGTTCCGTTAATTGTAATTGTGTTGCCCTGTGTAAATCTTGGACTTGCTACTGTTCCTGAAATTGTTGGGTGTGAAATCATCCATGCTGCACTACCTACAAGCACCCATGCATTGCTGCGGTTCTTGTAATAAACAGGATTGCTAGTGTTTGTTGCAACCAATGCATAATCACCAATTGCACCAATTGAAGTTTTCGGAACACCGCCATCTAAATCTGTTGTAGTTGTAATAACTGTTGGGACTTTATTTGTAAATGCACCTGTACTTTGGTTCCACTCAAATATTCCCCAGCGTGTATCAGAACTCATATCCCACCAAACTGTACCGTTTGTTGGATTTCCAAGTGGTCTACTTGTGCTACTTACTAATTGTGCAAGGTCTACATCAGCACGAATTACATATGCCCTGTTGCTTACACCTAATAAACTATATGCAGCCAACAAACCATATTCATTCAATTCATAACCATTGATAGGTGATCCTGCTGCAGTGTTGTAAAATGTTGGATTACCGAAAGTACTTGTAAGTTCTCTCTGGCTTCCAATTAAGAAGGTACTTCCAGCGTTTGCTGCAGTTGTTCCTGAAGCAGTGCCTGTGCCTGTACCACTTGTCTTATCTTGTGCAGTTGCAATAACAATTGCTGCTACTGTGCCTGCGGCTGATGGAGCATAGTTACTTTCATCAATAACTGTAACTTCTACGCCTGGTGATATTAGTGCCATGTTTTTCTTCCTCAATTAAGGTCTTTTGTTTTAATAATACTATTTATAAAAACAGCAGTAAAATACCCTTATTTGTATAATCCCTTTAAAGGTGCGTGTTAAATACACTATGAGACCTACTTGTGAGACATGTGGACAGCGTCCTAAGGCAGTTAATTACCGCAAGGATAATAGGATTTTTTATAGAAAGAAGTGTGAACAGTGTTTGCAGTTACACAAACCTGTTAAACCACTGTGGGTTGATAGTGGATACAAGGTAAAAAGAAACTGTGAGGCATGCGGATTTAAACCTGTGTTTCGCAGTCAAGTTATTGTTTTTTATATAGATGGAGACTTGAACAATATTAATAATCGTAATCTGAAAACTGTGTGTCTAAATTGTAATGCTGAACTTGCTAAAACGGGATGGTCCCGAGGGTCGTTAACACCTGACCTTTAAGGTCATTAATATTGGTGTCGTTAAGTATTACTTCGTCTTTACGGGCTTTTACCCATTTCCATTCGCTGGTATGTACGTCTTTAGGTTGAACGCCAGTTGTCTCATACTCAATAAGCCACTGTGGATCTAGACCACGTTTCACT